TTGCCGACAATGCCAGCGTAAGTCAGTGGGTCAGCAAATATGCCGCGAAACGCACGTTTGATTGTTGCGCCGTTTGTTGCTGTGTCTGAGTAAGTGTTTAGCATCTGCAAAAACGTCAGTGCGTTTTCCTCGCCAGCCTGATCAGACATAAGCGCCGCAACTTGAAATGCAAAACCGGGTGCGCTAATTCCGCTTTCGCCGGGGATGCCAGCCGGGCCTATCATGTTCCAACTAAACTCAGACATCAAGTCGAGGCCATACGCCGCCGCCTGCTTGTCTGATCCAATAAAACGCTGGCCGTCATTCATTACGCTAAACATTTTTTTAGACCCGCTGATCCACTCTGGCATCAATGCCAGTTGATCTTCGGTATATAGCGGCTTGCTTGGTTCCGGCGCATCTGCCTCAGACGGCATAGACATGTCCATAAGCGCAGGCTGATCTTGCGGCTCCTCTGGCATAGCGACCTGATTAGACAGATCCATACTGCGTATCATAGGCTGACGCTTGCTCATAAAAATGTGAGCGTCTAAGGCATAATCAAATGCTTCTTTTAGTTCATCAGTCATTTAACAACTCATCTCTGAGATCTGCATTTTTGCGAATAAATTTAATTTTGTTTCTAACAAATTCATAGTCAGCGTCACTCATGCCAAGCGCCAAGCGTTGTTCATCTATCTCTTGTATAGTCGTGTATTCAGTAAATTCTATGCCGTATTTCTCAAGTGTTTGAGATGCTTTTTCAACCAACCTTGTGACTGTTTTGCCGTATTCGCTTGATAACAATTCTTTTCTAAGATCTTTTGCAATTTTAACTTTGGTTGGCTTGTCTGCAATAGACGGCGCGTCTTGATCTTCCCAAGCGTTCATAGCTTCCGCAAACACACGATCAACTTTCGCGCTAAAACTAGCAAACGATTGCGCTTTCTTTTTAGCCACGCCAATTGTGCCGGGTACGATCTGCGCGTGTTGCCGGGCTTCGGCGGCAACGCCGCGCTCAACGTCTTTAATTGACGTATCCATCTTCGGCAAAAGCGTAAGCAAGGCCTTCGGCCCAACGCCTTTTTCTTCGCCTATAGCATTTAACTCTTCAAGCGTGGTTATCTTGTCGTTAAATATAAGATCCAATATTTCTAATTCGCCAGTGTAGTTTCGCACCTCTTCATCGATGTCTTTTGTTTTTGCTTTTTGCAATGCGATAATTTGCTGACCGTCAATGGCCTTGCCGCTTGTTGTGATGCCAATGTTTACGATTTTTTCAAGCGCCGCAATTTCTTCGTCAGACCCCGGCTCTGCCGTTGCAAAAGTCAAAACATCAACAACCAAATCCCGATTAGCAAGTTTTAATTCATCGGCCTCAAGCTGATCATCCGCTTGTTGCCGCGCCGCAATTTCTGTTCTGACATTGGCTCTAAACTCAGCCTGATCTTGCGTAGACAATAGAGCGTAAACAGGCGTCAGCGCACCCATATTACCACTACGCAGGGCGCTTATTCTTGCTTGGTCTGGCAAGTTCATAACGTGATCTGTTAACACGCCAACCTGAACATCTTTTACTATTTGCTGTATTTCTGCCGCTTTTGTTTTTGCAAAAGCCAGATCACCAGTATTTATAATTGCGTCATTTGCTCGTCTGGCAACAGCGGTAACTTGCGCCAACGCCGCTGTCATGTCAGTATTTGGCGCGGTTAATATGTCTCGCAATTGATCCGGCATTCCCGCCAAAAACTCTTCAGCCGCCGCAATCTTAGTTGCGCGTTTAAATTGCAACTGCTTTTCAAGCGCTGATGTGTAAAGGGTTGAGGCGCTGGCATTTGCGCTTGCATTGTATTTTAAAGCCTGCTCTGGATCTAGCCCGGCAATGATTTCTGAGTGACCAGTAATCATAGCCTTCAGATCGGATGTCATTTTTGTGATGTCTTGATCCTGATATAAAAGCCCGGACTTTACTGCCGCACTGTACTCGCCAATCCTTTTATTGGCTTCCATTTCCAATTCAGTGGTCAATTGCTGTGCCGCAGTCGCAGTCGTCACCGCGCCGAACACTGTGTCTGGATCGCCGACAATCTCATCTAAATCGCGGCCTTGCGATATGGCGTCTTGTATCTGTTCAGCCGTTACTGGGTTTTCAAATGCATACTTAGCCGCCTCGCGCTCAGTTTGCTTGACGGCCTTTTTGTAGGCGTAATCGCTCATCGCATTTAGGGCGCGGCCCATAGCGTCAAAGCTACGCGCTCTGGCATTTGCCGCAGTCGTAAAGTCAACGCCCGGTACTGATGGTATGGCTACGCCTAATGGCCGATATCTTAAATCTTTCGCCATTAGGTTACTCTCTTATATCTAGCCATTTGACTACCCGGTGACATACCCATTGGCTGTGCCACTGTAGTGCCGCCCCCGGCAGGCGCACCACCCAATGTCGCGTATCCAACGGCAAACTGTGTGAGGGTGCCAAGTGCCTGCATTCTGCCAGCGGCCATAGTCGCCTTGGCGGCAGACGCATACTGATGCGCTTGAATATCACCCATAGCCAGTTGGATCGTGCCGCCGTCAGCGGTGTTGTAAAACTCTAATGCGCCTTTTCTCTCAGCTAGTATAGACAATGTACGCGCACTGCCGCTGGATGGGTCAATGTTGCCAGCGCCAGCCCGGCTATTAATAGCCGCCTGATGCGCGTTGATGTTTTCCAAAACAGCCACACCCTGCTGTTTAAATTTTAAAGCCTCAGAACGCGCCTGCACTTGTGCCATAGCGCCCTGCATCATCAGCCCCTTGGCAGACGCCTGTGCAGACTTTAGCTGTGAATACATTGTTAAAGCGGTTAACCCTGCCGCTATTGGTAGTGCCGCTGCGCCCATCTTACTGTCCTATGCTCACTTTGTAATCAATGCCAAGCAATGTCATTTTAAGTGGCACCTCTTGGCCGATTGTAACTTGTCCATCATATGTATAGCCCAACATGCTAGGCAATGTTTTAATGCCGGTATACTCAGGCACCGCACCGCCAAATACGCCAGTGCCAAACTGCCTGAACGGCACCAGCTTGCCATCGATAGTCAATGACTGTGTCTCAAACAATTCCGCATTAACTTCCAATATACGCTTTTTAAAACCTTTTATCGACCCACTTGGTAAATTCGGCTCAAATGGTAGCGTCTTAACCTCTGGTGTAAAGTTCAATCCAACTTGATGGCTAGTCGTTGCGGCTGTAGAAAACGTCACGGTAAATGGTGTAGCCGGGACAGTCTGATCAGTCTCAATAATGCCATCACGAATAATCTTTACCGTTTCGCCCTCAAGATGATCCATAGTAACACTAGCCGCCGCGCCGCCAGTTTTGGCGCTATCAAGCAATGTGTCAGCGTCAAACAGTTCAACATAGTAAACATCGGCGCTATTTACCGTGCGCTTGACCACAGTGTAAATGTCGTCAACGTCAACGCCGATATTTATAAACTCGCCGTCTGTCGTCCACTCAGACGGCGCAATCACGTTTTGACTGCGAAGCAGTGTATAGCAGGCGATACTGCCGTCATCGTCATTTACAACCAACAAGCGGTCACCCTCATCAGTGCTGGTTGATACCCGGACTGCCATTTCTGATGGTGACTTTAACAGATGCGAGGACAACAATGATATCTTGGCTGATGTGTAGGCTTGCACTGCGTCACTGTAAATAAACTCTTGTAGTGATTTGCCTTGTCTTTGCACAAACAATGTAGCGCCGTCCACGTTTTGCAATCTAACGCCGGGGCGTGTGCCAAATGACGTTTGTTGTTTGACAATCAAATTGCTTGGCGTGATTGGGTTGTCCAACGTCTGCGGCACATAAAACTCAGCGCCTGTTGTGAATATTTGTAAATGACGCCCGGAATAAATATCGACAATTGCATTGAATGTACCAGTGTCAAGCGTGGCCTCGACTGCCGCATCGTCAAGACTTTCGCCCGGATTAAAATTAAAAAAATCAGCGACCCGGCTACCATACAAAGTTGACGGTCTATTTTTTAGACCACCAAAAAATAAGCGCCCCTCGTGAAATGTGACTGAGCGCGGGTATCCTCTATCGGCTGACCACGCATCTTCGTAACCGTATTCAAGTTCCCACTCGCCTGATGTTAATGCGCTTGTGTCAAAAAATGGTATTTCAACGTATGCCTTTACAGATGTGTCAGATACATACTCAGTAACCCTGACGCGGCCAAAACCATTTAACGCATTAAAATATTCATCGACACTGTCCTCTCCAAACGCCTTGACAGAGTATTGCGTCGTCGCGTCCGGGGCCGGGTCAAAAGCCGGGTAAACTGTTGCCACCTTAGTAGTGGCATCATAGTCGCTTATGTGACGGTGTTGACCAGATCCAGTGCCAGCAGTCAGATGAATAGACAAACCATTACATTGATCATCTGACGTATAGCTAGTTGCGGCTTTCAGCGTTATGGTAGTTGTGCTTCCAGCCTGCGCCGTGCCAGTGTCTGTGGTCACAGATGACGCCGTGATTGTTATGTTGCCGGATGTGGCGCTTGGCGTAATGGTGTATTGTGGGCTGTCTGTGTTTAAGGTGTATGCGTATTTAGGAATAAATACAAAATCTAAATTACTGGCCGTCCAATCACTGTCGCCAGCCCCTCGTAAAATTTTTAATGGTGCTAAATCCTCATGTACAACAATAATCGTGTCGGCAGATTGCACCCAGTTCATTGTTGGTATGATGGCGCTAGTAATTGACGACACAGTCAGATAATTATTTCCACTGCCATTGATGTTTGTAATTTGCGCCCCGTCTTTGAAGACATACATTTTGCCGGGCGTGAACGCCAGCATATAGCTGTCGTCAATGCTGAACTCAAAAGAAACCATACGCACAGCCGTGCCAGCGCCGCTGTCTAACTCAGCAACAAACTTGGTGCCGTCCCGGCGTTTAGCGCCGCCTTGTGGCTGGATGCTGACATTACGCGCTGTGGTTAGGCCGGACTTGTATTGTGCAATATCTGTTCGGGCGCGTAGCTTTGGATCTAATTCACCAGCCGTAAAATCATTTTGAATGGTAATAATGCGGCTCATTTTAGAACCTTATATCGGATATTGGAAACTCTTGTATGGTTTGGGCTGGGCGATCAGCGCCGTCAATATTGATGGCAACGCGCATCAAACCGCCGCGCATATTCTCTGCTGGTGCGCCGTATGCCTTTTGATGGTAGTAGTCACCCTTTGTAATTTGATCTGTTACTGGTTCGGCAAACTCAGCCGCCAATGCTGTCTTTAGCAACCGCACAAAGTATGGCGGGAATATGGCAGGCTCTGGGCGAAACTGATAATCAATCCAAACCTCTTCGTAATTTGTGAAAAGACCAAGATTGTAGATTTCAAAATCACGCACTGGCTGTGCGGCTACCGCGCCAACATTAAATACAGCCTTTGGGTTGCCAAGAATATTACCGGGCAGTGCGTAGGTATACTTCCACTCATTAATTGGGGTGCTAGCCAATTGCGCTAGTTTTACTTTTTTGACAGACCAGCTAAATGGGTACTGCATCAAGATAGTGTCGCGGATATCATCGTACAGCCTGTCAGCGACTTGCGCTTCATCTGTACCTGTCGCAAATGACGAAAGGGGCGCGGCCCCCAGCATAATCAGTGCTTCAGAACATATAGATAGTTTGGTATCGCCCTGCGCCATTCAACCGCTCCAATATGGGTAAGGGGGGCGGGTTTCCCCGCCCCACTAGGATTAGTCAGCGTCAGCGACAGATACTGCCGTGCCGTCTGATACATCAACAACACCAGATGCGTTTGACAGGACAACAACAATTGACATTGTTGGTGTAGCGCTGTCGCGCACAAAGATGATGTCGCCAACTGCGAGTGTGTCACTCAGGTCATTAAAGTAACCTGATGTGTTCACAGTCGCAATCGCGTCTGCTGATGTGTAAGTGTAAATGCTAGGTGCATTGCCTGACTTGGCGGCACCGATAACATTAAAGCCTGAAGTTGCGTAAGCCATTATTCAGCCTCCTCTCTATTCGGTGCAAGAGATCTTAACAATGCCCTCGTCATCGATGGCGACTGCGCCAGCGCTGAACATTGAAGAAACCAAGAAGCTGGTTTTTTCTGGGACATAGTTAATTTCAGATTTTTGGTTCATGCCGATACCCATACCCATTGCATCCTTGTGGAATGCAAAACAGGTGCGAGTTGATGGGATGGGCAAGCCACCTTCATCACGGTCACCAAGAGTTACGAACTTGAAGCCCATAAAGGTGTCAACCTCACCAGAAACGAGAGCCTTTACAGTTGCAAAGTCTGCGCTTGTGATTTCGGTTTCGCCCAACATGCCAGCCAAATTATTGGCGTGGATGATCATGCAACGGCCCTCAGATGGAACATTGTTTGCGTCAAGAAGCTTCTTGGCTTCGATCAGCTTTTCAATGTTCATGTTCGTGCCAGCGCCACCAATAGTAGTCGCAACGGTCAGTGTTGTTGCTGATGCGTTAAGGGCATCAATAACAAGCTGATCCATACGTCTGCCGATAGCGTTACCGACTACCTGTACCAGTTCACGGCGCTCGTCAAAATTGACTTTCTGCTGTGAAAAGATATCGCTATATTCTGCGGCGATGTAGTCAGACATTGTGGCTGTGACTTGTGAGTAAGTCACGTTCAGTGGTGTTACGTCAGTTTGCGGAACGCGAACTGTTGCGGTGCCTTTTCCGATCTTCGGAAACTTCACCTGATTTCCTTCAACATTTGTACGCTCGCGGGTTAAGCCAGCCAGTGCGCGTGATGACTGATACGCTTGCTTGACCTCTGCGTCAAAAAGTTGAACGAAAGCTGAAGAAATGCCTACGGCCATTTTCTTTTCCTTCCATTACAAAATTAAAACGATTTACGCCTAACAGGTATCCTTACGGGCTGTGGCTTGGGCATACACGCTACGCCCCCAAGCGTTTGCGACAGGTCAAAGGAATGATTATCTGTCAAGGGTGATTTTATAGAAAAACACGGCAATTGTAAACAACTGCCGTGCTTAGATTAAATGGCTGAGTATTCTTGGGTGCCGTACACCTGTTCAAACATTTTCTCAACCTTGGCCCGGTACGCCGGGTCAGTGTTATACTCAGGCTTTCCGACCATAGCCTGCAACTCTTCTTTTGATGGTGCGCCGTCAATCGGGCCAACCTCGACAGGTATGGGCTTGTCACCGTAGTAACTACGCACTTTCTGCAAGGCGCGTAGACCTTGGGCGGTGCCGCCCATTATTTTAAACTCTTCAAAATCAGCATCTGACCAGACGCCCTTGCGAACCAATCCAGACGCCCAGTCTGTCATTGACTTGATTGTTTGGTCAGCATTTGGGCCAAGCTTTTCAAATTCTTCTTTAAACGAGATCTCGCCTGCTTCAGCCTCTTCACCAGCCATTTGTATAAACGTGCCAGCCAATTGCTCAAACGCCGCCTGACTGACGCCATTTTCTTTCGCCCAGTCTCTATAAACATTATAAAGAGGGTCATCGTCACCAATCCCGGCCTCATCAAAAATGCTCGTGTCATAATTATCAGGGGCTTTATGTTTTCCCTGACTAAACTTTTTTTGCAGTTCATTATATGACTTAACAAGGTTTTCAAGATCTGGGCCATCATCATCATTCCAAAACTTTTCGGGATACCACTCTGGCCGCGCCAGTTCTATTTCTTCATCCTCTTTGGCAACAGTGACATCATCAAGTGATGGCTCATTGTCAGGCAGTTGATGTGAAATAGTTGTTTCTTCAGCTTGCTGTTGGTTATCGTCACTCTCTGCTGAGGCTTCGGCCAACAGACCGTCTGTGTCGTTCATAGCGTCCTCGCTCTGTTCATGCGTCGCTCAATTTCTCTGACCAAACTATTTTGGCCCTCTCTGGCATAACCGTGGCTGGCATCCTCGCCGGGATACCACGTTGGCTGTTCTATTGTTAGTGATCGCAAATGGGTGAGCAACTTTTGCCCATCGTCACTGCCAAAGACACGAAGATAGAGACGGTCAACATCGTCTTTATCAATTTGCTGTTTTTCTGCTATTGACGGGTCTGCCGACTGTAGACCTGCCCAACCGTCCGGGTTCATTACATCATCCCTTCTGGTGGTGCCTCTCCCTCAACTGGCGCACCACCCTCTGCCTCTGCTTGTGCCTGCATCATCTGTGCGGCCTGTTCCATCATTTGCTGACGCTCCATAGGCGTTGTGCGTAAATCCGCTGGCACACCTAGTTTGTCAGCCACATAGTCTGCAATAGATCCCATCTTCACCGCCATCTGGCCTTCCGGGCCAAGCGCTGATGACATCTGCACCCACTGCATAATCTTTTCTATGTCGCCCATATTCTGTGCCTGTGCAATGGGGCTGACCGGCGTGACCTTCACTTCAAGGCCATTGACGCGCAACGGCATCTCAATCAGACCGCGCTCATCCATCACATACAAGACACGCGATATCAGCGGCACCATTGTTTCTGTTATGAGACGACCAAAAGCTGAACCAAGGTTCTGTGCCAGTTCTTTCATCCGCTCTGCAATCTCTGTCGCTGACCGGGCTGACATGTTGTCGGGCGGCAGTGTGTCGTCCAGCAAGATCTTTTTGACGTTCATGCGTAGGTCATTAATCACAATCTGCGACACATTAAAATCACCAGAGCGCGGCATCTGGCGCAGGCTCTCGCCCTGTGGCCCACCGTTACGCGCAACCGGGATAATGGCACCCGGCTGGATGCGGATGTTTTGCGGGTTCAACACGCCGTCGTCAGCCGCCGTGTAAACGCCAGCAATTGACAGGCTGGCATTCTTCAACAGCAGTTCCAGCGTCTTGTTTAGCGTCTTGATATCCGGGATTGCTGTGACCAGCGGCCCCCGGCCATACACCTCACCGGCGACTTTCATGTAACGCGCCACGATCCAAGGCGATGATTTCATGCGGCGCATAAGCAGACCGGCTTTGCCCTCTGCCCAAATCACATGATAGCAATAGTCACCCTTCTCTGGGTCATACAGTGTGGCCTCAACCAGATCTATTTCCTGAGTAGGCTTTTCGTCGATCATGCGCTGCAAGCGTTCAGGTATGTCGGCGTCAGTCCAATGCTGCTTGATGGCTTCGCCTTTCAGACGCATGCGGCGATAGACGTTGTCAACCTTGCCGTGTGCGCCCTCTTCAATGCTGACCAGATACTGCGGCACAGCGGTAAAGCGAATAGGCGTCATGTCATCGCCGGGCTGCACCAGCATGACGGCAGTGCCAACGGCAAGGTCAAGCAAGAACTCGCCCATAGCCAAGTCAAAATTAGACTGCCGCAACAGGCTAAACATTGTGTCGGCGTACATGTCCAGAGCCATTTGTGCTTCAAGGCGGCGATCCTCTGGGATCTCCGGCCCCGGCTCCAACCGGCACCAATGCGCGTATGGCGGGAACAAGCCAGACTGAATGCGGTTGGCAAAGCGCTGCGTCGCATTGATGGCGGTACTGTCAAACACACGCGCCATTTTGTTTTGACCCGGTGAACCGCCGCCCTCGTAATAGCCGTCATACAGATTGCGCTGCGGCAGACCAAATTCGTAGCAGTCTTCATAGATCTGACGCCAGTTGTCTTTGCGGCGCTGCGCCACGTCGTGACGCTTTAGGATGTCCTCAACACTATGCACTGGCTTTATTCCTCTTGCTTATCGCCGCCGCTTTCGACTTGGCGTCTGCTTTTGAACTCGCGCCCCAAGCGCGTAGTGATAAAAGCAGGCGCGTTGGCTTGCCCTTTTCGTCACGCTCCGGCCCCGGCATGTTACCCATACGCGCCAAGAACGATGCCCGGCGTGGGTTGTCGCCCTTCTTGACCGGCGCTTTTAAATTCATGCCTTGCTTTTTGGCAGACGCACGGCCTGCGGCATTCAAGCCGCCTGATGGGTTTTTACCCTCAGACCTCTGCCAAGCCGGTGTTTTAGCCACGCGCCGCTCTCATGTTGTCAATCAAGTTAGGATATGGGCGGCCAGCTTTTTTGGCCGCTCGCATAGCGCTGCGTTTTTTAGCCGGGCTAAGACCCTTTGGTTTAGGCAATCCCTTCGGACGTTTTTTGTCCCAGACTTCTTTAGCCATTACTTGCCGTACCCCTTACCTTTTTTCTTAGGCATAATCTTTCCTCTTCGCCATTTTGGTTTTCATGTTGGCCTCAGTTACCCGGCCACCAGTCTGCCGCGCATATTCTTTGGCCGCTTTCATGCCAGCCTTGCTATACGCAAAGTGACGCGCCTTGCCGTCTTTGGATACTACTTTTGGCATTTACGCCCCCTATCCTAGTGTTGTCTTCAATCCCTCTTCGTCAGCGCCATAGCCAAGTCTGCCGCCAGCTAGCAATTGACGCTGACCCATACGCCGGGCGCGGCGGGCGGCGGCTTCTTGTTTTTCGGCCATTGTCGCCGCGATTGGTTTTGCCTTGGCCTTAGTTTCAGCCAACTGTCTTGGTTGTTGTACCTTTTCAACAACACCAACAGATGTTGCAAGCTTCATCATTGCTTTCCCAGCAGATCCCATAACTATACTCCTAATGTAGTTTGATCATCGGCGGTGCCGCCGCGAACACTGGCTAATAATTGACGTGAGCCGCCACGCCGCCGGGCGCGTTGCCGCGCCGCCATCTGGCGTTGCTGTAAATCTTCCTGCGCCGCCAAGCGCTCCTCTTGGCGCTTTTGCGCTTCAGTCACCTTTGGCGCAACTTGCTGCGGCGTCGGCATTGATGGGGCTTTAAACAATGAGGTCATTCGTAAATCCTCGCAAACATAATATGGTCAGCGCCAGTGGGGCCGTAGTTACGCAACAGCCCCTCGCGAGTGAATTGTAACGCATATGCCCACCGCACAGCAAGTTCATTTTCCGCATTTACCGTCAACTGCAACCGCTTCAATCCCTCTGTGGTAGCAATGTGATTGAAATAACGTCTGGCGCACCGCGTGACTGATACAGCCAAGGTATCAACTTGCTTGCCTGTCAGCAGCCAGCCCTCGCCTACACCCGGCCACAAAATGTTTGTGCCAAAGCAGGCAAATATTTTACCGCGATACAGCGCCGTGCAGGCGTTGCCTTCAGCTTGAAACGATCTGAGCATGTCGTCGTAGTTGGGCAGAACATCATAATACTCGCGGTCAAATGACCGCAGATCCATCACACGCGGGTGCGCCCAGTGAAACGGCACGATCTGCACATAGCGGTTTGTCGATATCTCGTTAAAAAATTTCAAAGTCTGCATTGGCCGTTAGCTGTTTAAACTGTTTGCTGAATTGACTGTTGCGCGTGATGCTCCGCACCTCGCCAGCGCCAAGCATCAAATAGCCAAACGCATCGCCAACGTGTGAGTGTTCATTCTTATTTGGCGCATCTCTAAACCGCTCATACCCGGCACCAACCGCAACGCGCTTAAAGTGGTAGCCGCCAGCCAGCGATTTGCGGGTGCGGGTGCATTTGCTGTTGACAATCAACCCGGCCTTGCCGTCAATCATTCTATTCATCGGCATAGCACCGGCCTCGCGCCGCACCTTAAAATCGTTAGTGCTAGTAGGCCGGGCATGTAGGCCCATCGTCTTTAAATGCTCAAACGCCGTCACCTCAAATATCTCATCGCGCTTGACGCCTGCCGGGTCACCCCAGACCAACACGTCGCACTTTGGAAACATCGTCTGTATGTCGGCCAGCAAGTGATGACAAAACCGCTCAAGCCCCATATCAAACGCCACCAACTCATGCACAACATTCCAGCGCCCGTTCTGCATTTTCTGCCCAAACACCGCCGCCGGGGTCAAGCCAAAGTCAAGCCCTATATGCACGGGCCAGCCGGGTTCTATCTCGACATCGCCGGACATGACGCTGTCGCTATACTCAGGCCAGACGGGCTTGCCGTCCTGCACATAGACGTACTGCGCCCCGGCGTAGCATTGTATCCAGTCAAGCGTTTTCCCGGCCAACTGCTGTTCGTAGTATCCGACTGGCAGGTTGTTGACGTTCTCAGCCTTGGGGTTGTTTAGCCAATGCTTGCCAGCGGCGAACATAGCGTCCTCATGTTCTGCCGTACCCTCAACCACGCCGCCGGGTTGTTTATAAAATTTCCACGGGTACTTGCCCCGGATCGGGTTTTTCTCCGCTAAGTTAGGCCACCAGTGATCACTGTCCATCGGGTTGGTTGACATCCACACGCCGCGCCAAGTGCAACCAGCATTCGCCTTGGTTGGATAGCGTCCGACACGCGAGGTCAGGCCGTCAACCACCGCTTTCGGGAGTTCTCTGGCCTCGTCTATGAAGCCCCCGGTCAATTCCAAAGATAAAAGTTTTCGCACATCGCGGGGCTGATCCAACGCCAAAAATATGACCTCGCAGTCGATGCCAGCGGCACCGTCTCTAGGCGGCAGTTTTATGTGATGCGTGATCGGCGGTGACCACCGCATTGGACCCCACACGTTTTCCGGGAAGATCTCTTGCCACGTTTTTATTGTGGTAGTCCTCAGTTCCGGGTAACTGTTTCGGATAACTGCAAATCGAGTATATCTGATCCCATCGACAGGCGAGGGTTCCTGCTTCACAGCCCTCAACATCACTTCCGCTAATGAAGCGAATGTCTTGCCAGAGCCTACTGGCCCCATCAGCCCACGCACGAAACTGTTGTCTTGTAAAAATTGCCATACGGTTGGGCTTGTCGCAAAGTTAAGGTTAAGGCCAGCAAGCGCCTCAGTCGTTGGCTGTTTCCTACGCCGGGGTGACCTATCGCTGGCCGCTCTCGCTCTAGCCATCAGTCGCCCTCCGGGCTGAAAATTATAGTCGCAACATTCTGGAAGTCACTGCTGTTTATTTCTAACATAGCGCCGCCACAATGTGTACAGACAACTTTCTCACTGCGATCCATTACTCTACCGTGGGTGTCCTTCCCACAGTAACCACATATCACCTCGTCATAGAAGAACCTGACCGAATAATAGTCTTTAAAATTTAGAACGTCAGCCGTCATCGCCGTCAATCTCCACTATGCTGGTTGTCGGCCCCGTAATATTGATGCCAATCATACTAGGTTTCATGTTGTCGCTGTTCGGCTCCAACAAGCCGCGATGCTTCGCCAGTAGGCGCAACGCCGACAACTTGTCGTGCATCTCAACCTCAATCTGATTGCCAAACTGATTGGGCGTGACCTTGACTTTCTTAATCGCGCGTTTGGCGCGATCCGATAGCTGATCACTAGGCGTCAGCGTCACACGCCCCATATCGTCCCACTGGATAACGTCAGTCGCCTCGCCAGCACCAATGGCCTCTAGCTCTTGCACGACGGCCTCGCGCCTCGCCTCATCGCTCGATGCAAGCGCGGCGCGTTGCTGTCTAATCGTTGGCGTTTTGCTGTCTGACATGCAGGCACTCCGATCCTGTTGCGGCATAGCCAGCCAGATCCACCCAGCTATCCTGATGATCCGGCGTCGCCGACAGCCGCGCCAATTTGACCCCGGCCATCATCATCGCCACATGCTCCGGCTGGAACTCAATGCCAACCAGCGCCGTCCATATAACGGCGATGCGCTCGTGATTGTCCCAAATACTACCATACTCTTCGCCGCGATCAGCTACGGTTTCTTTTGCGGCATCCAATAATTCATTGCGGTTCATTCTCTTTCACCCTTTACATCAACAATAATTAATTGGCAGGCGCAACACTTGTATTTCACTCTGTGCGCCCACTCCCTTATCAGTTCAATTATGCATCGGCACCGGGGGCATTGCTTGTTGTCCAGCCGTTGCTGGAACGTGCCATCGCCCTCAAAAAATTTTCCAGTCAATTCCCGGCTCCATCACCAAACAAAACATATTGTCATTTTGCTTTGTAAACCCGATCTGCGTCAATGCGACATGACAGTCAGATATTCTGTCAAATTTATTTACCACATCGACAGTGCCGCCCTGCTGAGATGTCAGCGTCACCGCAATCAACCAATATTTCATCGTATCTCTCCATAACCACCACAACGATAACACAACGTCCACTGGACGC